CGAAGTCTGAGTGGTGGCCTAGGCCTCCACTGAGCTACTTACGTAGCTCCGCCCTAGCATAGCTAGGACGCCCGCCCAACCTTTCCTTGTCAGAAAGGCTGGACCCATCGTATGTTGATGCTGACGTCGATGGGACGTCCTGAAAATCTCAAATGATCTTTATCGAGAAAGGGTTCGTCACCCTCTTTCAAGAACCATTTGAGCAAGGCGAAGATATCATCCGTCTCTCGACGAGGTGTCTTCGATCGCACGACATATGCCCTTACCAAGGGCACGTGCAGATGCGGGTGAGTTCGCTCCTCTTGATAGGAGAAGCAAGAGCTCACACGACCTAGTCCAGAACTCGTTGTTTCAACAACTGGGAACGGTATCAAGCGTTCTATAACGTTGTCGAACCACCTAGCAGTTTCCCACAAGCCAATTTGATAAAATTGGTTTCGCGTGGAAACGGTGGAAACGATTTCCTGGTTTTCGCTCCGTGACGAAGGAATCATTGCGCGGACCTTGACAATACTAACGTCATGGCCGTTGTAATACTCCTTCCCGCAACTCTCTCTGAAATTTCCTTTCCAGAAAGACTTACGGTAGTTTACCTTAAGATTGTAATCTTCAAGGGTACTAATCACAGTGGACACATATTCTGTGGGGACAATTAGATCGTCTCCATAGACGCGTACACGACCTACAAGGGATTTAACATCCCCCTTGGTCAGTGGACGTCTGAGCTCTTCTTCAATCCCAATGCAAATGAGGCATAGAAAGAACATTGCCTCAATGGGAAAGGTGAGAGCTGAACCCATAGACGCGAACTTGGTGAGGTTTATTACTTCACCACGTACGTCCGCCCTTAGAGAGCGACAGTCTTGGACAGCATCTGCGAAGATGCCGGCCGATTCCATCATACACTCGACATGGCGGTTCACAACACGATCAGAAGCTTCGCTAAGATCTAGCGTTGCTAGGGAACCATCTAAGGAACCCTTTTGAGCCATCCGCTGGTTAGGCAGTTGGTTATCAAATCCTAGTAACTGGTTAAGGGGGTAAATCCTCTCCAGGTACTCCACGAGCGGTCTAGCGAGAGCCTGTTGTGCATATTGCATGCATGTAGGCTCCATAGCTATAAGCCGTGGCGTTTTGTGCGTTTTTAGAACATCGATTACCCTGACGGGTAGCTCGTGTTCGGGCTCGCGGAATGAAATTAAGTCCAGGTACTCATTTGTACCTCCACGACGGTAACAGGTACTCCCCAGCTGGGAAGCTCCTGTCCAATCGATCGTGCCAGACATTCTGCTCGTACTTCTTGTTTCCAACAAGTCGATCAGCAGTCTGACCGGGACCATGCCTCGGGATAGGGTGACCTTCTAAAAGGTCGGTGCACATACCCATGTACACATCCCCATACAAGAGGCGACCGATTCTCCCAAGCCTTCCGGCTCGGGATTCGCCCAATCTATAGAATGGGCTATCAATGAGATCCTCTACGTCACTCTCATTTAAGAGAGTAGAGTTAAGGACGATACCATTGGAATCTGTCTTCAATTCCGACTCAATTGCAAGGAACGACTGGTAGGCTGCGTCGACGCGATCTTTCGTTGCTTCGACTTCAATCTTACTGAAGAGGCGGGTGATCTGACGAACACCGGCCACCGCATTGAGCGTGCATTCCTCATTGAGGGACCACCACTCATTGCGATATTCATTAAGATGCTTCGGGTTGAATTTTACTTCAGCCCGAGAGGCCAGCTCTTCCAGCCAGTAATCTTCTTGCAGACGACCACTCTCACGGTCGAATATGAGATCCAGGAGACCACCCAGAAATAATGGGAGCTCTCCGGACTTCTTGTACCCAACCCAGAAGGGTGGGTCCTCGAGAGTCTTAGGGACTACCGAACGCTCTGCTAGACCTCTTTCGAAGTCATCGCAGAACTTAGGTAAGGCTATAGTAAGAAACTCTAGCCCCTCATGTTCAACGCGTTCCTCGACTCGTTTAAAGTCGAGGGTGGTACTTGTGCCGCATCGGTCACCACATTCAGTGATGACGTGCTGCAAAAGCAAC